GATAGTGGAAGTGGTGAAGGTCTTTATTGAAAAACAATAAAGATTAAGATATAGTCTGTGCTTTAGTGAAAGCTAAAGATGCGTGTAGTGACGCTGGCTAGAAGTAGCGATTCTGGTTGAACGAGCATCCTCTCAAAATAGAATATGGTTTTATATATTGAAATTAACCTCTGATTGTAGTAAATTAATAATATAATGTTTATTATTAATGTTACGAAAGGGGGTGTATCTTGTGAGTAAGAGTTTTACTAAAAACTTTAATAAGAGTTTTAAAGTTAGGATTTATCCTAATGAGGAACAGAGAGTCTTGATTGATAAGACATTTGGATGTGCAAGATTCATATACAATTTTATGTTGAATTTAAAACAAAAATTATATAAGAACTTTAATATCACTTTAAGTTATAATCATATGTCTAAAATTCTCACAGAATTAAAAAGACATAAAACATGGCTTAAAGAGGTTGACAAGTGGTCTTTAATAAATGCTGTTAAAGATTTAGATAAGGCATATCAAAAGTTCTTCAAGGGAAATGGATTTCCTAAGTTTAAATCAAAGAAACAAGATAAACTCTCTTATCGTACTAATGATTACTTATTCTTAGAACAAGATTCTAGAAAAATTAGAATCCCAAAGGTTGGTTGGATTAAGTTTAGAGATAAGAGTAAATTTGATGGTTTGACTAAAATCAATAATATTACAATCTATAAATCGTCTAGTGGAAAGTATTTTGCTAATATTTCAGCTGAGGTTGATATTACATATTTTGAGAAAACCAATCAAAATTGTGGTATTGATTTGGGATTGAAAGATTTCTGTATCTTGAATGAAGGGACTAGATTTGAAAACCCTAAATTTTTAGTGTCTAATGAAAAGCGACTTAGATTACTTCAAAAATCATTAAGTCGTAAGATTTATGGCTCTAAGAGTTACATGAAAGCTAAAGTAAAACTTGCTAAATTTCATGAGTATATAGTTAATTCTCGTAAAGATTATTTACATAAAATATCGTTATATTTGGTTAGAAATTATGATATTATTTGTGCTGAGACTTTGAGAGTTAAGAATATGATAAAGAATCATAGGTTAGCTAAAGCTATTCAAGATGTTAGTTGGTATGAATTTTGTCAACAGTTAGAGTATAAATGTTTGTGGTATGGGAAGAAATTTGTACAGATTGATACATGTTTTGCTTCATCACAGATATGTTCTAAATGTGGATACAAAAATTCAGATGTTAAAAATCTCAATATTCGTAAATGGACTTGCACAGAGTGTGGAAGTCATCACGATAGAGATATTAATGCATCAATTAATGTTCTTAGAGAAGGATTAAGAACTTTAAAGTTAGTATAATTTCAATATATAAGAACCATAGGACATATGGGGTTAGCCTACTGTCATAGTGTAAGACGTACAATGAATTTATATTCATTATATGTGACTATTGGGTAGGAACCTCATCACTTTAAGTAGTGAGAGGATGTCAGAACATGATGTTGTATCCATTATTACATTATGAAAATGAGAAGATTTGGTTAGATGGTGATGTACTAAAGAATCTGTATAGAGTTGCTACTGAACGTGTTGATAAAATGGAACGTGATGTGTATGCGATGATTGGTGGGCAGATTAATTTAAACTCACCTGTTCAAGTAGCACAAGCTTTTGAAAGGTTAGGTATTGATACTGGGGAACGCACCTCAAAGGGGACTATGTCTGTAGGTATTAAGATTTTAGCTGATTTACCTAAGGAGTATGTTGAGAAGTTTCCTGCTTTAAAATCATATATTAATTATAAGAAGACAGCAAAACTTTTATCTTCTTATATTAAGCCTTTAATGAAAGAGTATGAGAGTAGGGGTTATTGTAGGTTCGCTTATAAGACAACAGAAGTACCTTGTTTAACTGAGGATAACTATGTGTATATTAAGAGTAAGGGATTAATTTCTATTAAGGATGTAGAAGTTGATGATTTAATATGGACTCAATATGGTTATAAAAAGGTACTTTGGAATAATAAGAAGTGGTCAGATGAAATATATCGTCTAACATTAAAAAATGGTACTCAATTAATTGGTACTGGTCATCACCCTGTGTTGTTAAATACAAGTAATAACTTATCTGATTTAAGTTTAAGTTGGAGTGGCATTTCTAGTACTAATGTAGGTGATATTGTTGTTTGTAACTCACACTCTATTGAGAATGAAGATACTTTAGTTTCTCTACCTAGTTATGTGTGTGAGGGACGTAAAGAAGTAACTATACCAAAAGTTATGGATAAGAAGCTTGCTAGATTAGTCGGTTTCTTAGATGGTGATGGTTGTTTACTTAGTGATAGGGTTAAATTAGCATTCAATACAAAAGAAACAGAAATTATTGAATATTATATTTCATTAATGTCTGAGGTCTTTAATATTGAGAGTGGAAAATTATATCATAGTCCTAATTCCAACAGTTCTGATTGTTGTTTCTTTTCAACTGATATTGTTAGGTTTTTAAAATCTATTAATGTTAGACAGAAATTGTCTGATACTGTATCTGAATACATAAAAAATTCTAGTTATGATATTTGGGTTGAATATCTATGTGGCTTATTTGATTCAGATGGGTGTTTATTGAAGAGTAAGGATTTATTTGTACCATCTGTTAAGGGCATTAAGAGTGGTATGATAAAAGACGTACATCAGATGTTACTGTTCTTAGGAATCAATTCATCTTTACATATTCGTCCTTCTAGTGAGGGAAATAAAACACAATATGAGATTAGAGTAACAGGTGATAGAGGGAGAGGTTACTTTAGAGATATTATTGGCAAAAACGTAGTTCATAATATGAGACGAGATAGAGCCATTAATAATAAAGTAAGTGCTTTCTATGATATTCATGTAAATAGTGTTGCATCTGTAGAGAAGTGCTTAAATGTTGGTGATTATGTTTATGACATTGAAGTAGAAGATGTTCATGAGTATATAGCTAATGGTATTGTTACACATAATACAGGTCGTTTAGCTTGTGGTAAGGATGGAAAGAATTCTTTCTTCTCTCCCATTAACGCCCAGTCTTTACCTAAGCCACATGTAAAGATGGAAGACGTATTTGACTTAGGGGATAGGAATTTATTCTCTAAAAAAGATAATATCATTATGGGGTATAAGTTTGTTTATTCTTCTTATGATGAGGAAGGAAAACATATTGTACCTGAAGACTCTACTTATATAGGTTGGGTTGAGGGAATGGATGATGATTTGAATCTTCGTATGGCTATATCCCCTAAGATGTTAGAAGATAGTGGTGATGATGAATTTCTATATTGTAGCTTTGATTACGCCGCTGAGGAGTTGCGAATCGCAGCAAATTTAAGTCGTGAGCCTAATTGGGTAGAAGCATTTACCTCAGGAAATGATATTCATAAATCAACGGCTTGTGCCATTTGGGGCGAAGAACATTATAATAGGGATTATCGTAAAATGGCTAAATATGCGAACTTCTCTATTTTGTATGGTGCTAGTTCTCATTCATTGTATGCAGATAGTCGCTATGGTTTTAAATCTTTACAAGAAGCAGAAGATTTCTATAACAAGTATAAAAAAGCATTACCTACATTATTCCAATGGCAAGATAGAATTATTGCTAGTGCTAAGAGGAAAGGTATGTTACAGACTTTCTTTGGCAGACCTCGTAGGTTACGTTCTTATTATGAGAATAGGCAGATAGGTTTTGCTAATCGTAGTGCTGGGAATACTAGCGTACAAGGTGTTGCTGGTGATATTCTTAAAATGGTAATGATTAAGCTATGGAAAGTAGTCTTTAATAATGAAGAGTTCAAGAATGATGTTTCTTGGAGGGTTGCTATTCATGATGAGATAGGGTATACAATACGTGCTACTAAACTAATGAGAGCATTAAAAGTTATTAAAGAAACACAATCTGTTAAGTTACCAGAGTGGCCCGTAGAAATTATTACTGACCCATCCGTTGGTTGGTCAATGGGTAGGGTGTATGATTTCCATATGGTTGAAGATGATTCAGAATTAGGGTATCATTTTGAGCCTGATTTAGCATAATGTTTATAGGGGATTAATATGGAAGAGTTTGTTTTTAATAGTTTAACTCTTAATGATTTAGTTAAATATGTTGATACATCAAAGGTATTTAATATTACTAAAGGTGAGTTCAGTCAAGTTAAAGTATATTTAGCTAGTTATGAAGATGAGAAGTTAGGTAATGCTGTTGAGCGTTTAGATGTTGCTTATCATATTGGTAATAAATGGTCTTTGGTAGATATGGCTAAAGTTGATGGTTTTAACGAAGTGCCTTTGAGTTGGTTATTATCAGATGTTGGTGATATAGATGATTGTCTAGTCATTTTACGAAGAATGTCTAATATGGTACTAGATAAAAATAATGCTAGTTTATCTACATATATTTATCATATTGTAGATAATAAATATGGGTTCATCACTTCAAATGCTTTAATGAATGGTAAACTTGCAAGATACGGTATTAAATTAGATGGTTCTATTGAAGATATTCTACAAGTGATTAATGATACGGTAGATAATGATTATGATAAGAACTCTTTGATTAATTTTATTAGTGGTGTTGCTAATGTGTGATATGTTAGAGTTAGTTCAGTTAGGTAAGAATGTTAGGTATATTCGTGTTAATATACTAGAAACAACAATATCTGAATTCTCTAATTTAACTGGTATTAGTAGAGATGTGATTTGTAGGATTGAAGATTTAAGATTGGGCAAGAATTCTAAGGCTTGCCCATCTGTATCTACAATTCTAAAACTTTGTAAATCACTTAATGTAGATATAGGTGAAATTATGGGAAATGATATCTCTTCAAATACTACTGTGTTAGCTGACTTGAGAGGGGTTGTTTTCAATGGCAATTAGTGTTGGTAGAACATTAAATGAATTAAAGCAGATGTCATACGAATGTGGTTTAACTATTTCACCTAGGGAAGATGGTAAGTCTTTGAAGAAGGAAGATTATATTCTACCTATACGAGAGCATAATTTATCAGTTCGATATGGTTCTGTTGATAATACTCCTAAGCATTTACAGTTAATGTTAAATCTAAAATCACCTATGCTTGCTGGTCGTATTGATTCTTTTAAAGAAGAGCAACAGCAAGAGGTGTGGGATTCGGATAATTGGTCTATGGAGCAAAAGTTAAATGGTGTAAGGTGTTTCATTATTAATGATGGCACAGGGATTCATTTATATAGTAGGCATAATAGTGATATTGATTTATTACCAATAGAGTTTACTGATAAGGTAAAATTACCTAAAGACTTTATGTATGATAGGATAAATAAATCTTTTATTTTAGATTGTGAGTTGACATCTGATAACCCTAATATTTGTACTGTACTAGATGGATATGGTGTAGATACAAGTTCTCAGCTACAGGCTGTTACTTCTATATTAGGTTCTAATACTGATAGGGCATTAGATATTCAAGAGTTTAATGATTTAGATTTGGTGTTTAATGCTTTTGATTGCATCTATTGCGATAATAATTGGATTATGGAGACTCCTTTATTTAAACGTAGGGAGTATCTATCTGATATTATTGAAATGTTAGATTATGCTAATTTCAATGTTAGACCTGTTAAGTATGTAGTAGATAATAAAAAGGAATTCTATAAGCATTTAATCAGTTTAGGGTTAGAGGGTACTGTAGCTAAACGGTTAGATGGTGTATATGTCCCTGATACTACACGTAATTTCAAAGGATGGGTTAAGTGTAAAAGGTCTTTGTCTGATTCATTAAGTGCTTTCAATTCTAATTCGTCTTTAAGTGCTTTTGATACTTTAGATGATGTAAGTGGTGATATTACTTTCTCTTTTGGTGATACAATCGATGCTTTTATTACTGGATATGAATTAGGTAATAAAGGTTCTGCATTTGAAAACATGATAGGTTCTATCTGTGTTTCTGTATATGTGGAAAAAGAAGATGGTTCACAAGAAGTCAGAGAGATTGGTAAGTTTGGTGGTTTTAATTTAGACATGCGTAAGAACATGGGTACTGTAGTTGATGGCAAGACAGTACTTAAACCAGAATATTATGGTAAGGTTGTAGAGATAGATGGGCAACAGATTACTAAAAATGGTAGGTTCGCTCATTGTGTATTTATTGGTTTTAGGTATGATAAATTAAAAGATGCTTGTATTTTGAAAGAAGAATTTTTAAAATCACAAGTGCTATAAATTATACTTGATTTTAAGTATAAGAAGTGTTAAGATTTTATTACTTAATGTTTGATGGGTGTTTTATGAATTACAATAAAGTAGATATGAATGTGTTCATAGAAAAGCTATTAGAACATGTAGAAATGTGTCCTTGTTTGTTGATAGGTAAATATGTAACAGAGTTCAAGAAGGTATATAAAGATACAATAGAACGTGTCTATACATTAGATGATGTTAGGTATCTTATTGACGCTTATGATGGTATTTCTAATATTAACAGTAAATTCTTAGTATTGGATGGCATTGGTTACTTATCACATGTAGGGCAGAACTCTCTATTAAAATTTATAGAAGAGTCTAAACTTCCTATTATTATATTGTCATATGGTGATAAAATCTCTCCTATAATCATGTCTAGAATGAAGATAATAGTTAAGAGATGGGATGTTGTTAAAAATCTCAATTTCTCTAGTGTTGCAGATACTATTTCATATATTAATGAAAAGAATTCAACTAGGGAAGAGAAGATGTCTGAGTTTGAAGAAGTACAGGTAATGGCTAATATGTGTCCTAGTCTGTATTCTATTAGGCAACAGGCTGGGGATAAGTATGGGTATAATAATAGTAGGTTAATCAATATCATGGTTGGAACTAAGATACGGTGATGTGTATGAGCGATTATAGCTTAATTAATAAAGTGGTTAAAGTTGAAGATGCTAAAGAAGGTATCAATTATCTAGATTTAGTGTGTTTCATGTACCCTAATTATGAATTACGCACAGAGTTTAATATCTTAGATGGCAACAGGGATATTATTTTTGTAGGGAAAGTAAATTCAAGTGTTGTTTCTTCTTTGAAGGAAAACACAAGAAGTTTCATAGCAATTAATAATATCGGTATTCAAGATATTGATTTGACAATTAGAGATTCTGCTATTAAAGTACTATATGGTAAGTTTAATAAAGAGCCTAGTGATAAGGTATATTCTACATTAAATTCTATGTCTGACTATGATTTCATTAAGTATTTTAAAACTTTTTGGTTTTTAGGTAGGTCAAAAATTGATAATGTAGATATATCCTTATGGGATTTATATTGTGTGTTAGGTAAGACTCGTCATGAAATTTTAAAAGTATATTTAGAATTACGTGAGTCTTATTCTGATAGTATAATATTTAGTGGTGTGTTGTCTTTTTTAGAAAAGTCAAGAAATTTAGAAGATGTTGTTGTCAATAGTTCTAAGTATCTTAGATTATTAGTGGACTTTAATAAGTCTTATGATAAATTGATAGTACCGATTATTCAAAGAGTTTACACTATGGAGTGTAAAAATGATACAGATAGGGAATATAGGACTTTATGGTTATTAATGCAGTTGGGTAAAGGAAACATAGTATAATGTCTATTCTTGAAATTGAATTAGAAATGAATAAAGTGGCTAAGGATTTACAAGATAGAATTTATAAAGTATATGATTTGTATCTTGTGGAAAATAAGCGAATCATAGATTTACCAACATATGAGGCTTTATATCGTAGTCCTAAATTACAATATGAGGTATCAGAAAGATTAATACGTACTATTGATGTATTAAATGATTTAAAGTTACGCATTAGTGTAGTTAATAAGAATTTATCTGAGATGAAGAATTTACAAGTAACTACTAAATCTGATTATCAGCTAGTGGCAAATCTAAAGGCTAAGGTAACTAGGTATTATGATGAATTTAATGAGCATAAGTTTCAGATTTCTGACTTAATAAAAAATGCTAATAATAAACTTAACACGATTAATGCTGTTAGGTTTATTAATGAATAATATTTTGTGTTATATAGGAAAGGAGATTTATGGAAGAGGATGTTTTCAAGGACAGATTAGTTCAAGAGTTGAAAGAGTATTTTCCAAATGATAATGCTCTACAGAACTTTTGTAGACTTATTGTTATGATGCGAGATAATCCTGATTATGCTTTATCAGATGTAGATAGAAGTGTATTAAGGAACTCAATCAAGGACTTATCTGTTTTTACTTCATTAGGCATTTACACTAAAGTACTAGGTAAAATGAGTAGTGATGTAAAAAATCAGTTGGATGTTACGACTCGTAGAAAAGGTGTTAAGGCTCAAAATAATGTGAGTCATAATAACGTAACTGCTACTGTCTATGAGTCAAATCGTTTTGATTTAGGGTTTAAAATAGAGCCTACTAAGGTATCGCATGTTGATGCAACTCCTAAAGTAAACTCTGTTAAAGAGTATTCTAGTAAATCAAATACATTTAGTTTAGAGGGGGTTGATTTAACCTCAAATAATGCTATCAGTAGTGATATACCTACATATGATACATATACAAGTTATGATACATATGATGATGTTCCTACTGTAAATGTAGATGATTTAGATTATTAACTTAGGTATTTAGTGATATGCACTATTACAATATATTTTTTATTTCCAAGAAGGAGAATAGTTATGTCTGAGATTGAAAATTTTGATGCTATGTTTAGTTCAAACAATGAGGTTACAGAAGCACAAGCTGAGCCTGTTAAGAATGAAGTAGCAACTGCACCTACAACTAGCATTGCAACCCCTGAAAGTTTTGTAATTAGTCTTGATGGTGTTGGTTCTCAAACATTGGGTGAGTTGGGTATTAAACCTATTTCTTTTGGTGATAGGATTCAACGTGTGCCTATTGAAAAGTATAAAGCTAAACAAGGTAACATTGATAGAATTTCTATCATTTCTGAGCAAGTTCTTCCTATCAAATATCACTATATTGAAGGAAAAGGTTCTTATTTGTGTACAGGTGGTAAATGCTGTCAATTAATGGGTGACCCTGCTGTACGTTATATTGTACCAGTTTGTGTATATGATACTACTAAAAATGGTGACCCTGCATCTAGCAATATCGAATTAAAAGTATTGTCTATGGGCAATGAACTATATCAAAATATTGGTATGATTGCTAATACTGGCACTGTACGTAGCTTAGGTGGTATTACTCATGTTGATTTGTCTGTAAACTGTACGGATGAAAAATATCAAAAATTAACACTTATTCCTACTGGTGAGGCTAGTTGGAGAAAATCTGCTAAGGCTGTTGAATTCTTGAATAATAAATGGCAAGAATCTGCTAGTGAAGCATATAGGGCATTGGCACGTAGTGTAGATGAAGCTACATTTATTAAAATCTATGATGAAGCTACATTTGGTGCTAAACCATCAGATGATATGAATAAAGGTTTTGGAGGTAGTGAAAACTCCTTTGGTGGTTTTGGCAATTCTTCAAGCAATTTCGATGATTTCTTTAAATAATAGATAGTTAATATAAAGGGGGAAATAGAGGTACTTGACAATTTAATTGATGATGTACCTCTATTTTTATAAATATATGGTTATTTTAGCTATAGACCCTAGTTTCAAGGCTTTATCTTTTAGTTTATATGATAGCGTTTCTAAGAATGTATTTATTGATACTGTCTCATATCCATTAGGTACTTCTATTGGGTTTGAGAAGATATTTGATGCTGTTCATGTTCAGTGGTATCAGTTAAAGAGTAAATTAGATACATATCTTAGTGAAAATAATCTTTCTATAGATGTTGTGATTTCAGAGATTCCACCACCTGTTGGAAATTTTTCTGCTGGTTTATATGCATTGGATTATACAATTCTAAATAATATATTTGAGCGTTATACGACTATAACTGACTTATATATTTTATCTCCGTCTTTTTTGACTAAGGTTCATGGTAGACGTGGGTATAAGAAGAGTGAAAGTACTGCTTTAGTGAAATATTTTATTGAAGACGTATTATCTGATAGTTTCAATGTTCATATCCCTGATAGTGTATCTCCTAAGGGGAGAGTTTCAAAGGGTAGGTTAAATAACGATAAAGCTGAATCTTTTATCTTTTTACTAAGAATGATAACTAAATTAGATATTAATGGTCTTGCTAGTAGGGTAAAAAGTGAGGTAATAGGTTTATCTCATGAAGGTGAGAAATTGTTGAGGAGCAGATAAGATAATGGCTGTTAAAAAAGAAAAATCATCTTTAAGTGAGTTCGCAAAACGTGTACAAAAGTTATCTAGTGAGTATCATTCTTTAGATGCTCCTGAATTTGTTAAAAGTGGTTCAGTTGTACTAGATTCTATTTTAGGTGGGGGTATTCCTAAGGGAGTATTTATCTTATTGTCATCAGATAGTGGTTTAGGTAAGTCTACTGGTGCATTGCATGTAAGTAAAGCGTATTGTATTCAGAATAAAAAAGTTTTGTATCTAGACTTTGAGAGTGGTGTTAACTTAGCACAATTAAACTCTATGGGTTTAGCTAAGTTTAGATATGATGCCAATACCAATCCAGATGGTAACTTCTTCTTATTCCAAATTCAAACATTTAGGGAAGCAGATAAGATTATAGATGAGTTGGTTGAAGATGTAGATTTGGTTGTTATTGATTCAGCTACTGCTATCCTAACTGAAAAGGTTAAGGATTCTTCTTCAGAGGATGTACTTCCTGGTATTGATAGTAGGGTTATGTCTACTTTCTTAAAACGTCATAAATCTACTAGCACACGTGCTGGTACTTCTTGGATTATCGTAAATCAATTACGTACTAAGATTGCTATGGGATATGGTCAACAGACTTCAGAGGTTGAAGCTGGTGGTAAGGCTCTAAAATTCTACCCTGATATTCGCTTGACAATGAAGAAGGCTTATAAAGGCACATTAGAACGTACTGAGCAGACTGCAGTAGGTGAGCAAAAAGTTCCTTTTGGTGCTATTTGTGAAATTAAGGCAGTTAAGAATCGTTATGAACGCCCTGAGATTCCATTAAAATTAGCAATTATTTTTGGTAAAGGGATTTCTAATGAGTATGCTTATTATGACTTCTTAGAGCAACGTGGTAAGATTGTTAAGAGTGGTGCATGGTACACAATTAAGTTGGGGGATGCTCCTAAAGTACAAGGTATGAATGGTGTTATTGAATGGATTAACGCTAATCGTAGTATTGTAAAAGACTTTATTGAGTCAGAGGGTGGTTATCGCTTATTGCTTAATGAAGCAAGTACTGTAGATTTAGTTGATGAATCTTATGACGAAGAAGTCTTTGATGGTACTGAGGTGTTTGATGAACCATCTGAGGATAGTGGTGATGAATAATGTCAAATAAATTAACAGTAGACATTAAGGATTTTCAGTCTTTAAAAAAGGCTTATATCGAATTAACTCCTGGCATTACTGTAATTACTGGTGCTACTAATAATGGTAAGAGTGCTATTATTCGTGCTATTGATTCTGCATTATTTAATCTAGGCGATGACGCTATGGTTAGAGGTGGTCAACGGTATTATGGTATCAAGATAGTTAATGATACTCATAGTATGTTAATGGCTAGGGATATTGTGGGTAAGAATGAAAAGACAGCATATCAGTTTGATGATGGAACTGTTCAAAAGAAGGTTGGACGTGGTCAGTTAGAAGAGGTTTCACGTATGTTTAATATACGTGAGGTCAAGATGAATAATGGTACTAAAATGAAGATTAATTTTTGGTATCAAAACGATAAACCCTTTTTGATGGATAAAACCTCTGGTCAATTATATGAATTCTTATCCTTGAGTTCTTGTGATAACTATGCTAGGGTTCTAAAGGCATTAGGCAGTGATGTTAGAGTAATTAATTCTGATATTAATACTATAACAACAGAGATTAATACATATAAGTCTTTAATTAATGATAAGAAAGACTTCTTAGATAAGAATGATGGTTTTGATGCTGTATATCTTGATGCTTTAGATGTAGATAGTAAGAGTAAGTTATATGATGAATCCTCATCTATTTTAAGTGAGATTGATGATTTATACTTATTAATCAATAAATTAAGTACTCGTAAATCTAGCTTAACAAGTAAGTTATCAAATATTGATATGGATACTGTTTCTAGCACTTATAGTATTATAGAATCATTACATAATACATTAAACTCTTTAGATACTGTTATTAGTGATATTGATAGTGGTTCATTGAGTGTTTCTACTCTTTCTACTATTGTTAATACTACAAAGAGCGATATAGATAATGGGATTAATTTCTTATCTGAGTGTTCTAATATGGTTCATAGTATAGATTCTATTAATAATACAATAAGTGTTGCTAGTAGTGTTCTATCTGAAATAGATACTATTCTTAATGCAAAAAATACATTGAGTAGTAGGGTTACACATATACAAGATTCTGTAATTGGTGATACTGAGGAACTATTAAATACTATCTCATCTATTGATTCTAATTATGATAAGTTAGGTATAATGGAGTCTAGTTTAAAAGATTTCATCAATGCTAATGATATCTTCAATAGATATAAAGCTAAGGTTGAAGAATTAAAATCTAAGGTAGAAGATAGTAATAAAGAGTTTGAACAGTTGAAGGAAGAGATAGGGTATTGTCCTTATTGTGGAAGGGATTTTTTATAGATGGCTACATTAGAAGAAGTAAAGGCTAAGTTTAGTAGTGTAGAAAAAGTAAATCAGTCTTTAAAAGACGAATTAATTAGGACTGAAGAGCAACTAAAATCTGCTGAGGAAGCCTATAATAAAGCTGTTAAGAAATTATTTGAATTAACAGATAAAGATACGATTGAAGATGCTAGGGTATATATCTCTCAAATGAGAGAGGATTTAGATACTAAGTTAAATAATTTGAATACAAAATTATCTGAGTATCTAGATAAAGATGGTGAGTAATATGTCTGATTTATCTATTGTACGTAGAGTCATTGAACATAAAGCTATGATAGATAGTGTTAGGAAAGATATAGATAATATGACTCATTTAATCAACACCAAATCAGAATCTTTGAAAGAATTAAATAACTTAAAAAATCTAAGTGAGTTTTCATTTAATTACTTAGATGTCTTAGTTAAAGAAGAGTCTGGTAAGTTCATTAAACATTTGAATAATATTCTTGATTTTGGTGTTAAATCTATCTTTGATGATTGTAATTACTCTATTGAGATTAGGGTATCAGAAAATTCTAAGGCTACAATTCATTTAGTATATGATGATGAAAGTGGTGTAAAACTAGACCCTGACATTAAAAATTGTGGTGGTGGTATTCGTACTGTTGTTGGTTGTTTATCACAAATCGCTTTCATTACACATTATAGGTTAGAACCTGTATTGTTTATTGATGAAGGTCTAAGTCAGCTATCTAGTCAGTACATTCCAAATTTCATGGAATTAATTAATCAGATGGCTGAGAAGAATGGACTGAAAATTCTTTTGATTACACATGACGATAGATTCACTTCTTATGCTGTACGTCATTATGAAGTATCTAAAGGGAATACTAAGTTGTTGAGGGGTGGTGTAGTGTAGATAAAATTATTGATAAAAGTACACATATGTAGTAATATATGTATAAAGGGTGCATAGTTTTTTGGTTAATATACAGACTATATGGTTTTCATAAATATAATAAATAAAGGAAGATACTAACATTGTTAAAGAGTTTCAAAACCGAAATCAATCCTACAACAGAACAGATGATAAAAATAAATAAAACTATTGGGACATGTAGGTTTATCTATAATTTCTATATTTCTCACAATAAAAAACTTTATGAGAGTGGCAAAAAGTTCATGACTGGAAAGGATTTTAGCGTTTGGCTTAATAATGAGTATCTTCCTAATAATCCTGATAAGATGTGGATAAAAGAAGTTTCTACAAAATCCACTAAAAAGGCTATGGAAGATGCATACACAGCCTTTACTAGGTTTTTCAAGCATAAGAGTAGATTTCCTAGATTTAAGAAGAAAAATAAATCAGATGTTAAAATGTATTTTGTTAAAGACCATAAAACCGACTGTTTAAGCGAACGACATAGGATTAAAGTTCCTACTCTAGGTTGGGTTCGCTTAAAAGAGAAAGGCTATATTCCAACTTCTAAAGATGGTTTTATTGTTAGAAGTGGGACTATTTCATGTAAAGCTGGACGATACTACATATCTGTTTTGGTTGAAATACAAAAACAAGATACTGAAGTCAGAGATGATTTTGGTATTGGTATAGATTTAGGGTTAAAGAATCTAGCTATATGCTCAGATGGTTCTACTTATCATAATATAAACAAAACGAATAATGTTAGAAAAGTAGAAAAAAGATTAAAGCGAGAGCAACGAAAGTTATCCCGTAAAGTTGTTTCAATAAAGAGAGGAGGGACTACTCAAAAGAATTTTGTAAAACAGAGATTAAAGGTACAGAAGCTTTATCAAAGATTGTCTAATATTAGAACAGATTATCTCAATAAAACAATACATAGCATAGTGAAAATCAAGCCTGCTTATATTGTTATTGAAGATTTGAATGTTTTAGGTATGATGAAAAACAGGTATCTTTCTAAAGCGATAGCACAACAAAAATTCTTTGAATTTAAAACTAAGTTAGTTCATAAATGCAAAGAAAATAATATTGAATTAAGAATTGTAGATAGATGGTATCCGTCATCTAAACTTTGTCATAATTGTGGACACATTAAAAGAGATTTAAAATTGTCTGATAGGACTTATAAGTGTTCAGAGTGTGGATATGTAGAAGATAGGGATATTAATGCAAGTCTTAATTTAAGAGATGCTAACACTTATACAGTTATACAATAAACATAATGTATAAGTATGTACCGAAGGCTTATTTGGGAATTTACGACTGTGGAGTATACGTGAACTTGTGAGTAGTATATTTAATTTTGTGTTGAATTATGAAAGCATATACGTTGAAGCAGTAAGTATAAACTGTGAAGTTTTACAAAATCTCATTATAGATATAATTCTATAATTTGAGTAGCAGTTAGGTGAGTGATATTCTGTTAAAGTTAAATGAAGGTGAGAAGATTGCATTTATTTCAGACGTTCATGTAGATAGCAAAATGCCTGACTCACGTGTTGATGATATCATTACAACTCTTAAAGATAAGTTAGTAGATATCTTTAATAAATGTATTGCTGAAAATGTTAAGTATGTATTTTTTGAGGGTGATGTTGTTAATAGGGTTCAATGTCCGTTTGAACCTATTACAATGTTAGCTGACATCTTATTACGTTTTAAGCAAGAAGGCATGAGGTGTTTCTCTATCTTAGGTAATCATGATATAGTTAGGAACTCCTTAGAAAATTTAGATAAAAGTCCTATTCAGATTTTATTTAAGTTGGGTGTTCTAGAGCATATTAATTTAGAGACTAGGGTTATTATCAATGATACAGTATTATTGACTGCAGTTGATTATACTGAATATCCTATTAAGGCTGATAATTCTTTTAATAAAAACATATTATTAGCACATATGTTCTATGGTAAGAGTGGTTTTCTTTCAGATGAAAAACATAATCTAACAGATACTAATATATTAGATTTGGGGTATGATTTAGTGGTGTTAGGGCATGACCATGAAGATTATAATGATGTTATTGTAGGTTTTACTAAGATAGTTAGGCATGGTTCAGTTCTTAGGGGTACTTCTCATAACTATAATTTTACAAGAAAGCCTAACTTTGTTATTATAGATGATATAATGAATCCTAAGGAAGTTAGACGGATTGAAATTGCTCATAGGGATTATAAAGATGTTGCTAGTGAGTATATTTTAAACAAGAAAACATTTAGTAGTATGAATGCTTTACAAGATGTATTATCTAATCTAGCTGATAAGTTAGTAGATACTACTGAGACGGATTCTGATAGGATTTATAATATTATCATGAGTGATGAAAAGTTACCTAATGACTGTAGAGAATTACTGTTAAAATATATTAATGAGGTTTAGTGTTATATGGCTTTTAAATTAGAAAATCAATATACATATTTATTTGAAGATTTTCAAATAAATCATGGGTATGATATATTCATGCGATATCAAGACACTAACACTAGCGATGATGAGAGATTGCATTTAGAGTCTATTGTTAAGAAATGGATTTTAGATAAAAATTATGAGGTAGCTAGGTTAATTTATAATGATGATTATATGTTATATAACGTAAATTCCTTAATGTCATTAAGCATTTCAGATATTTATTCAGATGGTGAGTTTGGTGTTAATAGTATTGGTGTTTCTGTATTACAAACTTTCTTCACTGAATTAGAGGATGTTGATAAAGTAAAAGGTTGTTGTATGAGAGATTTTTGTAAGAGTTCAGAAAAATCTTTTACACGATATGTACGTAAGCTTTTGAAGTATGGTAAATCACCCAATGATATGAGAAGTATGTTCGCTTTTGTTGGTGCAGGATATTGTTCAAATTTCAGACCCGCTACTGCTAAAACTATATACGAGTTATATGGAAAAGATAATTGTAGAGTGTTAGATACATCAAGTGGGTTTGGTGGTAGATTATTAGGTTTCTTTACTGCTAAGAATACTGCAGAGTATATAGGTATAGACCCTAATACTGCTGATAGTTGTAATAAATTTATTGAATTTATGCAGATGCGTTTTGGCTTAACTAAGAAAGCATATGTTAATAGAATTGGCTCTGAGGATTTTACTATAGATAATTATCCTCAATATGAGAATTACTTTGATGTTAGCTTTACTTCACCACCTTATTTTGATACAGAAAAGTATTCAACATCAGATACTCAATCTTATGTAAAATTCAATACATATGATGATTGGGTAGATGGTTTTTATAGGAATACGATTTATAACAGCTGTAATGCATTAAAGTTAGATGGTACTTTTGCTATTAATATTTTTGAAAAGGTAGATAATATCAAAGAGTATACTGAAGATTTTCTTAATGACTGTGGTTTTTACATTATTAAGGAAGATAAATACCTATTACGTGTTATGAGTGGTACTCAAAAGGGCGAAGATGGTGAGTTTTACACTAGAAAAAAAAGACTACTTTAACTATGAGCCTATATGGGTAGCGAAGCATTATACAGAGTTGTTAAAAGATGGTGTAATTACACGTGATAAAGCTGTTGAATGCTATAATCGTGTAAAATTTGGTAACAAGAAGGTTAGTGTTTAGATAGGAGTACAAAAGATGGGCGAAGATATGATGTTAGACGAAGTTAATGAATTTGAAACAGTTTTAGGGTTAGATGATAATACTGATAGTGGTGTAGGAGATTCTTTTATTGATGAGTTTTCAGAAGAGATACACATCTCTATTCCCACCAAAGAAATTAATACAATTTTAAATATTTCTAATGTATTAAAGTCTGGTGGCGAAAACTCTTATGAAGGTAAATTAATTACATTCAAGGTAGAAGAAGGTAATGTTAAATTTATGTTATCAGATAACAAACGTAATATTTCTAAGTTTGTTAAACCTTTGAATAGTGATAAATTTATTACTGATTTTATCTGTTTGTCTTCTGGTTCTTTAGCACGTATTGTAAAATTATGTGGTAATGTGTTTACTGTAATTGAACGTACAAAAGAGTCAGATGGTGGTGTAACTAAAGAATATACCATTGCAGTACATGGTGGTGAGGTCAGAGTTGATAATTATAATTCAGATGAATCTCGTTTTAATCATACATATGATGCGACATACAATCATACGTCTAATAGGGAAAATTTAATTTCTTATATTAAGAGATTGTTTAATTACTCTCAGACAGCTGGTGGTAGGAGTCGTTTCTTATCATTTAAAGATAATACAATTACTGTAGAATCTTATAATAACATGGCTAAATTAACATGTGATGATAATTTTGGTAGTGGCTTTAGACTACATTTAGCTGACTGTAAATTATTAGCTTTATTAGCTAACTCTGATAGTGGTGATAATATTTCTCTTAATACCAAAGGGGATTTATATTGTGGCGATACATTTGTATTCAAGACAGAGGCTTTTGTTTTAGAAGATAATTCTATTCAGCAGTCTGTATATGGTCGTATGATTGTAGATAATAAATGTGATGTATCTTTAGACCATTTACGAAAAATCATTGATTTAGCATGTAATCTACCTGAGACTACAGGCGATATTAATATTACATTTAAAGATACTGTTAATATTGAAATTATATCTCGTAGGGGGAATTCTACTATTAAACTTGATGCTTTGGATGTAAGTGGTATTTTTGATATTGGCTCGATTTCAATGAGTGCTAATGCTATTAAACAAGTATTAAGTACATTTAATGGTTTTGATGTAGCTACATTACGTTTAAGTCTTGATGGTATTGCTTTAGATAATGATACAGTAAGTGCATTCACTTTAAAGAAGGCTTTTTAATTTAATATAAGTATTTTCAGTCCTTTATATATAGCTTTAGGTGATATATTTTCATAATCAGTTTTTAGTAATTTCTAGAGGTTATTATAGTATGGATAGAGAAATGAATAGGTTATTGGGTTTCTTAGGTACTAATGTTGATAGTAATGTTGGTATCGATTGGACTTGGACTGAGTTGGTGAAACATGCTGAACAAGGCGATAAATTCTCTTTGTATCGTTTAACTCAATTAGCACGTCATTCTACTCAGCCTGAAGTTAAAAAATATGCTACAGAAGCTGTTGCTAGGATTGAGAAATTGGTAGAAGAAGCCGCTAAGTTGGAAGCTAGTCAAGTTACTACTAAAAGTGGTATCTACTTATCTAGTGAAGAACATTAAGATTCTTCTATTTGAGGTGTGGTTTTATATCACACCTCTTTTTATTTGTAATATTTTGTAAAGTGTGGTACAATCTATTACAAAGGTGGTGATTTTATTATGAACATATACATAGGTGATTTTCCCTTTAGTAGGGATATTTTTAAAGATGTTTCTTTAGATAAGATATTTGATTATTATAAATCTATTGAAGACTCATCTAGTAGGGTTGATAGATACAATCAAATTAATGAAGAGATTTGTTGTATTCTTATAGAGATAAATTCTCTAAAAGAAAGAATTATAGATTTAGAGAAAGAACAGTTCAAATTATTTGGGAATAACTCTTCTTATTGCAATAGTAAATAACTGTAACATTTCGTAATATTAAGTTGACTAAGTTTAGTATTGGTGGTATATTATGGATAACAGTAATGATATGAAATTTACTGCAACATTTTCAGACGACAAAGAAGGAAAAGACTTTAAAGTTGGATTAGAAAATGTAGTTACAAAAGATGGTGTAAGTACGTCTGTTGAGTATGATGTCTTAAAGCATGATGTAGAGGCTAAGTTAGACTCAGAGATTGGTTCTTTCAGTTACTCTACTAATAAAGATAAAAAGACAGATATAAAGATAGAAATACCTACAAAGAGTTAAAAATTATTAAGGAGATTGTATTATGGATGAAAAAGAACTACTAACTAAAGTAAAGAAGTATAAAGATTTAAAAAATAAAATTTCTATTCTTGATGCTGAGGTAAAAGAATTAAATAAAGAATTGAAAGATATTCTTAGGGATAGTGGTAAAGAAGAATGTATCATTGGTGGTTATGTTGTCAAGTTACAATCTATTTCTAAAGATAGATTTAATTCCAAACAATTTAAAGATGAGAATACATTCTTATATTCTAAGTATATCTCTACTGTAAATGAAGAACGTTTACAAGTTACTGGTGGAGATATTGTTTAATTAATACTTTACAAAACTTAATTCATCATGTATAATTATATATGTGGTTGTGGAACGAGATATAATCACAATAAGCTAGTTTGTATTTGTATTTTACGTTTTAGATAAAACTATTAATACTGTACTTGTTGGATTAAACTTTATCAAGGTTTTGTAGTTACCTAGATTTCACTAGCTATTCTGAAAACTACTATATGGAAAGGTGTCCGAGTGGTTTATGGTGACGGTCTTGAAAACCGTTTCACAGAGATGTGACGGAGGTTCGAATCCTCTCCTTTCCGCCATAGGTCTTTAGTGTAGTGGTAACACGCTAGACTCCAAATCTAGAAACAAGAGTTCGATTCTTTTAAGACCTGCCAATTTACGTATGGAGAGATGGCAGAGTGGTTTATTGCACTTCCCCGCTAAGGAAGAGTGGGAATATATTTCCACCGTGAGTTCAAATCTCACTCTCTCCGCCAAATATGACTCTATAGCTCAGGTGGATAGAGCAATGGTTTCCTAAACCATGTGTCGGCAGTTCGAGTCTGTCTAGGGTCAGGGTTACTAGGTGATTTACCTTGACGTGGTGTAACCTCTTTAAACTAAAGAATTCACCAATCGGTATAGTATGCAGAAGCAAGAGGAGTAGTTATGCATCGCTGAAGGCATATAGTAATATATATGTCAAGAACGTCCGTGTTATTGAACCTTATAAAGAATATAATATAACATAAAAACCGGTATAATATTTTTGCGGACGTCCTCTTATATTCCGATGTAGTCCAACTGGTAGAGACAGCTGACTGTTAATCAGTGTGTTACAGGTTCGATTCCTGTCATCGGAGCCATATGAGGAAATTGAGTTAAATGTTCTCTTTTTCCTCTTAAACTTTGCAGAGTTATGAGTACTCACATGGGAAACATATACCATGTGTTAGAAGGTTTGAGTCCTTCCTCTGCAACCATATGAACTCTTAGCTCAGGGGTAGAGCGGTCGGCTCATAACCGATTGGTCGTTGGTTCAATCCCAACAGGGTTCACCAAATAAGTTTTGCATATTTCTTCAAAAAGTATGCGTATATGCCTGCATGATGAAACTGGAAAACATGACGGACTTAGAATCCGTTGGTTGTAATGACCTTGCAAGTTCAAGTCTTGCTGTAGGCACCAATTAGTATATTGTGTTATACGTGAGGTACAAAAGATGGAAAGAATTACAATTTTTAAGGGTTATACAATTCCCGTTGTTATTAAAGTTGATGAAAAGCAGAAAGTAGTAACTGCCTATAACACTCATTGTGAATTCTTAGCAGAGAATGCTTTTGCTAAGTTGGTAAAAGATAAATCTCAGATAATGTACTTTGATTATAAAGCTAATTTTTATAGTCTTATTCGAATGAAAAGTACTTATAAAGCAAAAGCACGTTGTCAAGAGGGTGATGTGTTTGATGTCAACATTGGTAAGGAGTTAGCTAAGGAAAAGTTAGCTAAGAAATTACGTTCTTCTATTAAAAAGCGTATAAATGCGATGTTATTAGAGAATATGAAATTACATTCTGGTGTATTAGCTAGCAGTGGTTACAAAGAACTATAAGAATATAATAAAATGATTAGAGAGTGTATGTTTTACGTACACTCTTTTTTATATAATGGAAGGGGAATGTGTATTATGATGTGCTTAGTGGTTGCTAGAGATAGAAATGTTAAATTAGATAGTAAGTATACAATAAAAGATGCTATTGAACAAGTAGATATGTTAGGTAATAAGATGAACTTAAAAGGTACGTTACGTTATTATGGTTTGTCTTATGTAGAGGATAGGTCTTTCTTTTCTAAATATAAAGATTGCTTTCATATGAAAGATATGAGGTCTTTATATAACATTACTTTAGGTGAGTTACTTGAATATAAGAATAAGCTAATATATTCAGAATAGGGGTATAGTATGTTAAAAGTCGGAGACAGAGTTGAGCATAATACATTTGTTTCTTTTATAGGCGAAGTAGTGGAGATTCGTCCTTATGAAGATGAAACAAATGTAGCTGTAAGGAATGAAGAAGGTAATATCTTTTGGGATGATATTTCTACATGGGATTTGTTACCTGATTCTGTGATTCACTATGGTAAAATTGATGATAATTTTGATGGTGAGACCATTGATATTGATGCTGTCATTGACTTAGGTACTTTAGAAGGATAGTCATTTGTTTATATATAGTCTTAGCGAACATACGATATAAGAAATTATATTAATAGATTTTATTAGAGTACAAAAGGGGAAGTAACATATATGAGTTGCGTTATCTCAGATGTTACTAACAATGCAACAAATACAGCTAAGATTGTAGGGTATGTGGTTAGTAGTCCAGAGATTCATCATAGCACACATGGTGAGGATTTCTATGAATTCTCTGTGAGAGTTCCTAGGTTAAATAGCAGTGCATCAGATATTATCAAAGTTGAAATATCTGATAGGGTATTTAATGTAAACAAAATACAAGTAGATTCTATTGTGTCTGTAGAAGGGCAATTTAGGTCATTTAACGAGCATAATACTGATACTGGAAAAATTTCTTTACGTTTATTCTTATTTACTAAAGAAATTGAAGTATTAGATTCTGCGGATGATTTTACAAATAAGATTGCATTACATGGGTTTATCTGTAAAGAGGTAGTACATAGGAAGACTCCTGGTGGTAGGGAGATTTCAGATGTGATTTTATCTGTAAATAGGTTATATAATAAATCTGATTACATACCTTGTGTTGTATGGGGTAGAAATGCTAGGTATGTGTCAAAAATGGGTGTAGGTACAGAGATTGAATTTTGTGGTAGGATTCAGTCAAGGGTATACACTAAGAAATTTGAAGATGGTTCTACTTTAGAGCGTGAGGTATATGAGGTATCGGTATCTGACGTTACAAAGATTAGTGATTAATTAGAGGGGTTATATTACTATGGGTAGCATATTGTCAGATGCTGTAGATTACAGTAATAAAGTAATGTTAATACGAGGGTATGCTTCATATTATACTGATTCTGATTTAGTTAAAATCTTTAAGGTAGATTCCTTAGATGATATATTAAAAAATAATACCTATGAAGAGATACGGACTAAGTTATCAACAACATTGACAAATATTAGGGATGGTGTCTTTGATATAGGAGATGTGGTTACTATTAAAAAGCCTTTACGGTTTGAGGGTTCATATAAAACTGTTAAGGGTGTTATTATTGGTAAGCATATTAGATATCGAGATGAAAATTTAAAAGATTATTACACAGAGTTTGATATTATCGTACAAAGTAGCGTGTATCATGATGGATACAGTTATACTATTTATCGAGAGACTGAAGAGTATTTACGGTTAGAAAGTAAAGACATTGTAAATAAACTATACTTGCAAGATACGTTAAAACGAATAAGTAGAATTGATGTAGAGGTTTTAGTATAGTTGGGGGTAGTTTACATTGGTAAATACGAATCTAGGTAGTGGTCTATTAGTATCTCCTTATGATAGTAGAGACTATAAGTTCAAGGACTTAGTTAGATTAGGTTCTGTTAATATTCCTTATGAGTATCAAAGTGATACTTTTCCTTTTGTATACAATCAAGGCTCTTCACAGATGTGTTGTGCTTGCTCTTATAGTGCAGTTAGATATTTACAGGAGTCTGATAATAGTCAGTCATCATTGACATTACCTTTATCTCCTGCTTTTAATTATGGTCTTAGACCTAAAGAAGAGAACTTTGAGGGGATGTATTTACGTACATGCTTAAAAGGTGGCACAGATATTGGTTCTGTGTTGTATAATGACTTGCCTGGTTTTTATACAACAAATGAGGCTTTAAGTCTTGTAGAGAGTAATATGGATTCTCTACGTACAAAGGCAGATGAATTTAAAATAGACTCCTATTATGTGTGTAGTTCAAGGAGAGAGATACAAGTAGCTATTGTAACTACTAAGGCTATAATTACAGGCATACCTATTTTTGATAGCTTTTATGATGTAGGTAGTGATGGTATTGTAAAGTATGATTCTACTAGGGACGTAGTCAATTATGGTGGTCATGCAGTAACTATCACTGGTTGGTCTTATATTAACAATAAATTTCATTGGAGATTATTAAACTCATGGGGTAACGATTGGGGCGATAATGGTTACGCATGGTTACCTGAAGATTATCCGTGGATTGAAAATGCATATGCTATTGTTGATACGACAACTAAAATGAAGTTTGACGATTACATCATGAAATATTATTGATAATATGGGGGTAATAGTATGAAGTTCACATATAAGCCGTCTTTTACAAGGATTTTAGTTATTCTGTTTTTAATATTAGCATTTGTATCTATGGTGTATTCGTTAGTTATGGATGCATATCTTCATTATAAAATTAGGTCTGGTGACTTAGAGTTATACAATATAGAGTCAAAAGTTGTTGATGGTGAGATTTCACTTAATGTGTTTGAGCGGATTGGTCGAGTAGATGGGTATGTATTATTATATGATACTCGAACAAATTTAGTATATATTGGTGATGAGCATGGGAACTTATCCCCATATTATGCTAATGGTAGTGGGAAATTAGTAATGTATGATAAGGTGAATAATCGCTTATTATATTAGAATATTATATTAGAGGTTAGGACTATAAGAAGTAGTCTTAACCTCTATTTTTATTTATGGACTTTACATTTCTTTACATATATGGTAATATATGAATGTACCCTTTAGTATTGTTATTAAGGGTAGTATTCTTACAAAGGAGGTAGTTCAATGAAAAAAGATTTACAAAGCAAAATTAATAGTGCTTTAAATCTAGAAGATATTCTAGCACTAGAAAATGGTTTACACATTGCTGAGAATGTAGTAGGAGATGAAATTTACATTTTCAGAAATGAAGTAGGGAATGGTTATAGTATGATGTTCCGTACTAATAAACCTAATGAATTGTATGTTGAAGATTTTGACGAAGACGGCAATTTAATTAATGTACACTATGATAAAATTAACGGAGAAGATTAAAATGGATAACAACACTATTACAAACACAATTAATACATCTGAATATACACGAGTACTAAAAGGGATGGTATTCATTTACAATATTGATGAGTCAAAAGACAAAAAACAATTTAATACTACTAAATATAATCGTTCTGATTATGCTGAGTATGGTCGTAGACCTTGGGTGGTTGTATCTGATAATAGAACGATTGACCAAATCTGTACAATCGCACCTATGTCTACTGGTCAGTTCGGTAAGGGGGATAAAATTAAAACGCATGTAGACTTCAAGTTAAATGGTACAAATACATGTATTATGCTTGAGCAGATGCGATTTGTCAATACACATGAATTAAAAGATTATGTAACTATTCTAGGTAGCAATACCTTGAAGTTAGTTGACAATGCTATGGCATTTCATTTAGGATTACGTGAGTATATGCAAGATACTAAAACTATTTCTGCAGTAGAGGAAAAGGTTATTAATGATACTAAGGTTGATACTACAGCTGATATTCTTGGTAGTGATGGGACTACTAAAACAGAAAATACTAAAGAGACTAAAACTGTTTCTTATGTTGAAAAACGTGGCAGAAAGTCTAAATACAATAAAGAAGCTTTAAAAGTAATTTTATCTGATTACAATACTTTATCAGAGGAAGATTTCTGTGATAAATATAAATGTCGTAATCATAAGGCATACCTATATAAAGGATATTATGTAAAAAAATTATATAAAAGCAATTTCAAATAAGACCCATATGTAGTATAATAGAGACTAGATAATAATCAGTTATCTAGTCTTTTTACTTTTACGAAAGTAGGTGATGTTTGTGTGTGATGAAATTAGGTCAGATGTAGACTTATTGCTAGAGGATTTAGGGAGTGTAGAATTCTCTAATCATGAATGTCTTGTTATGTATCAAGATAATTTATGTAAAATAGCTGATAAGGATTACATGGTAGAAGATGGTACATTGTTATTTGAATCATTAACGGATTGGCGAGAGAAGGCTTTTAATGCATATCAATTAAAAGAATTACTAATACGTACTAGAGATACTGTAAATTCTTTGTTATTTACTGCATATGATGGTTATACTCACGAGTATGTACAAAGTTATGCTACGAATAAGTATAGTGCATATGGAGAGAATACAAGGGTTATTGTCGTAGGTGATAAAACTAAGAATAGGCATACCATAGAAAATCATGAATTAGATATAGAAGTAGGTAGGATATATGAAGATAAGATTACCAAAGACTTCAATAGGAAAAGGTACTAATACATGGTTAGGTGGATAGATATCATACTATTACTAATCATAGTAATGATAGGTATATCAGTAGCATATAGGTTATTGATATTAATAGTACTATTACTAAGTGTAGTGATTCTGACTACACTATAATCAAAGCATAAGAACATACATAAAGATAATACTAATACTATTCATAATATAATTAGTAATGATATTAATCATAAAGAAGATAAACATAATAATGAATATAATTAATTTCTTCTAGCGAAGAAAAGAATTATATTTTTTGGATAGGGATGGATGATTAATATTAGTATCAGTTAATGAATTGGTTGAGAATATATTAATGAATTATGTTAGTTAAGAACACAGAAAGATATGATATTAATAGGTAAATTGATATCATAGGACTGATTGATATAATTAAGATTTCATTAAATGGATTTCAGTGGAGTGGATTCATAGGAATGGATTAATTATATTAGATTGGATTACATACGATGTGGAATAGTGGCATATAGAGAAGGAAGAGATAATATGTGTGATTGTATGTAAGAGAGGGTAGAGTATAGGAATGGGAAAACTGTACAAGAGAGTAACTGTGTTAATTAATTAGGTTAGTAATATAGGTTAGAAGTGTTACTATAGATGCGAGGATAGCTAATTAATTAATAGAGATGGTAAGAGATGAAGTGACACTATGAAAAGATTAAACGTAGACAAAAAGAAGACACGATAGAAGACAATAGAATAAAGTAATTTGTAAATAGTGAATTGAGTAAAGAAAGGGTGGTTGAATTATGTTAGATAGAGTAGAGGGTAAATTAAGGGGACGAATTGAAAATTTATTAGGGAGATTAGAGAGGGTTATATTTGGAAATGTGTATGTAGAAGTAGGGACAGATATCATAAAGGTAAAATGTATTAAAACGGATAGGGGAGAGGTAGATGGTGTCACATACCTAAAAGAGGTAAAGGGTGTGTTATTAATAGATACACATAGTGATTTAATGAAGAGTGATGCTACTGAATATTTGTTAGAAGATTTAGCTGAAAATGGTATGGGATTATATGAGATAGGATACACTACAGAAGTATATCGTAGTGAGGGAGTAACATTTGTATTAGATACGAAAAGGGAAGATAGTGTGCGTGAGAATGTAGGTAAGAGGTTAGGTTTGTTGTGGTATATGTCTACGGCTAAAGACAAGTTGTTGGGTGAGATACAAAATAATAAAGAAATAGTTAACAATAGCACACATGGTGATTTTTATACAGCACATGGGTATCAGATAGTAAGTATCTATACGAGGAGTGGTGTAGGTAATGAAGATTGGTATGATACAAATGATTAAATAAAATATATTAAATAGAGTGGTTTGGATTAAAGTAATCAAAGATTAAAAAGGGGGATTAGATTATGAATACAGAAGATATCAATACTGCATTGAAAGGCGTAGTAAGTATAGATGCTGTGCATAAAGCTATAGAGGGTATAGATACTGCGTTGTATAATAAGGAATTAAAAGACTTATTAGGGAGAATAGTAACTAAGTATGAGAAGGTACTATTTGGTGATGTAGGGATATGGGTGTATGGTGATATGGTAGAGATATATAATCATGTCAGTATACGTAAGAAAGGGTATCAACATCAGTGTAAGGGGTTAGTAGTGGTAAATTATAATGCTAATACTAATAAACTAGGTTCTATATCTAGGGTACAATTCACGAAGAATAGCTATTTAAAAGTCAGTGAATCAAATGAATATGAATTAAGTGAGAGGGTAGACGAGACAGCTATAGCATTACGAGATAGTGATGGGAGAGAATTAAATCATGGTAAGGTAATGGAAGTACTAGGTAAGTTTAGTGATAGTTATTATTTAGTGGGTATAAAGAATATAGCTATTCGTGTGGTATCTTAGGAGAGTATTATGGATATAGTAGAGTTAGTAAAAGATAAATTAGGTAGTGTACTTTTTGGGGATGTGACTATTACGGTAGGTGGAGATATAGTCAATGTTTATTGTCGTCATTGTGTAGGCGATGTCGAATATGGTGACAAGACGTATCGTGAATGGGATGCGTGTATGATACAATTACGATTAAGTCAGGGGATATTAGATGGTCGTAAGGGGTTGTATGATGAAGATAATGGTATAGAGATAATAAGGTATACAATAGAGTATTATAGTTATGGTCGTATGCAGTATGAATTAGATATAGTTGATGATAAGACTGTGTATCGTGATGTAGAGACACGTAATGATGTATTAAGAGTCATGGTTGACTTAGCTAGTGAGGTAGGTGTACATAGTATAGTGGACGTATCAAATCGAAGGGACTAGTCTAGGTGGTTGTTATAGATTCTATTATGCACTTAATCATACTTAATCATACTTA